GCAATAGGCGTGCTGGGGAGTCTGCTGTTTGGGCTGCTGACATATCTGACTAACCTGTATTTCAAAATCAGAGAGGACCGGCGTAAGGCGGCGCGGGGAGAGTAAAGTGATGAATAAAAAATATGAACTGGTTGTTAAGGGGATAAATAATTACGGGGATAAGGTTACTGTTACTGTGAAGCCGGAAGGTGACAGGCAAGCGTCGCTGTTGTTGCCAGATGTGGCGATTAGTCTTGACCGTACTGAAGGTGCCACGCTGGAGTTTTACGAAGCTGAGGCGAAAAAGCAGGCGAAGCAGTTTTTCATGGATGTTGCTGCCGGGTTATGTGAAGGGGACGAACCGTTGCCGGAAAAGCGCCCCGTAATTTTAGAGGCGCAGAATGTGTTGATAACCTACAAAGGAAAGCTACCGGGAAGAATTACTTGTTCTCTGAAGACTCCACCGGAATCACAACCTTAATTCACTGACCGGAACAGATAAACCTGTCCGTGGGCAGAAACCGATAAATCCTGATAAATATCCATGAACGCAAAAATCAGATACGGCCTGTCGGCTGCCGTTCTGGCGCTGGGTGCGCCTGCGCCTGACATTCTCGACCAGTTTCTGGATGAAAAGGAAGGTAACCACACCACGGCATACCGTGATGGTGCGGGTATCTGGACTATCTGCCGCGGTGCCATCCTGGTGGATGGCAAACCTGTCGTTCCGGGCATGAAGTTGTCGAAGGAAAAATGCGACCAGGTTAACGCCATTGAGCGTGATAAAGCGCTGGCGTGGGTGGAGAAAAACATCAGAGTGCCACTGACCGAACCCCAGAAAGCGGGGATCGCGTCATTCTGTCCGTACAACATTGGTCCCGGTAAGTGTTTCCCGTCGACGTTTTATAAACGAATTAATGCAGGTGATCGCAGGGGAGCGTGTGAGGCGATTCGCTGGTGGATTAAGGACGGTGGCAGAGACTGCCGTATTCGTTCAAACAACTGCTACGGTCAGGTATCCCGTCGTGACCAGGAGAGCGCGCTGGCGTGCTGGGGAATCGACAGATAAGCAGAATATTTTGCTGAAAAATAAGGTATGGCCACGCGGGCGGATAACACGAAATCCTGCGAACTGGCGAAACGTAAGTGAATAAAAGTAAAAACCCCGTTTGTTGGCACCAAGCGGGGTTTTGTGTTTCCTGACTCCGGAAAAGTCAAAGGAGAAAGTGTGTTTGATTTTAGCAAACTGATTCGGGAGATTCGAGTGATGGCTGAAAAATTATCCACCTGGAAGTTCATTCTTATCTGGCTGGTGTTTGTGATTATGGCCTCCGGTTATTTCATCGGTCAGATACGCTGGTGGTGAAATGAACCGCGTACTGTGCGTGGTCATCATTGCCCTGCTGGTGGCCTGTGGTGCGCTTAGTCTGGGGCTGAATCATTACCGTGATAACGCCATGACCTACAAAGAGCAGCGCGATAAAGCCACATCCATCATCGCTGATATGCAGAAGCGTCAACGTGATGTAGCAGAACTCGACGCCAGATACACAAAGGAGCTTGCTGATGCTAACGCGACTATCGAAAGTCTCCGTGCTGATGTTTCTGCTGGTCGTAAGCGCCTGCAAGTCGCCGCCACCTGTGCAAAGTCAACGACCGGAGCCAGCAGCATGGGCGATGGAGAAAGCCCAAGACTTACAGCAGATGCTGAACTCAATTATTACCGTCTCCGAAGTGGAATCGACAAGATAACCGCGCAGGTTAACTACCTGCAGGAATACATCAGGACGCAATGCCTGAAATAATTTTTTTGCAAATCACAAAGTCAATTTAATGAGCCTCGCGATGCGGGGCTTTTTGCAATAAATGCGTACCGCAACGCATGTTTTTTACACCGAACCTGCCCCTTTGGAATGGGCCTTTGAGGATACCAGTTAGTGCTGGCGAGCCTCGGTGGGCTGGTTTCCTGTGCGGCAAAGGTTCATTTCAAAGAGTAGGTACACGCTATGAAATCATTAACCCTCTTCAATCAACCAATTCGTATCGGTGAAGATGGCATGATCTGCCTCACTGATATGTGGAAAGCCAGTGGTAAAAGTGAATCTGAATCGCCTTACCACTACCTGCGAAACAAGCAGACCAAAGAGTTCTTAGCCGAGCTGGAGAAAAACCACGAATCTGTGGTTTTTACTGAGCGCGGTGTACACGGTGGAACATATGGCGGGAAGTTTGTTGCTTACGATTATGCGGCTTGGTTAAACCCCGGGTTCAAGTACGCGGCCTATAAAGTCCTCGATGACTACTTCACCGGAGAACTTCAGCATCGCAACAGCTTAAGTGCGCAGCTCAACATGAAATGTCATGAGTTTGACCAGAAGAAAGACATGGCGAGCTTCTGCGGACAAGGGCTGGCAGCATGGCGCTATACGAAGCCAGTGTTGGTCGCTGAGATTAACTCCCTGGCTAACCAGCTGCAGATTACGATCCCCGGGCTTCCGGGATGAGTGATCGTGTTATTGAATGCGCCTCCAGAGCGGGGCGCGACTTCTCAGAGTTCATGAAAGGCGAGAAGGGCATGATGGAAGCATTGGCCTCGGTGGATGAGTTTGGCGAGCAGCTGCGCCTCAACGGCTGTGTCAATCATCACTTTGTTAGCTACATGATGCGGAACTCGATCATGCAGGCATTCATGGACATGGCAAAAGCCGAGAGGAAAGAAGAGCGCCGGCGTAAGCGAGCGGAAGCAAAAGCGAAGTAGCCATTACAAAGCCTATCTACGGGTGGGCTTGATAATGGCTTATACCCTACACGGGATAACTTAACTGATATCCCTTTTAAAGGATAAAGGTATTC